TCTTTGAGTTTACTTTACTACTAAATTTATTTATAAAAATCGTATTTTACGATGTTTTATCTGCTTGGCTGTGTCGGTGAATTGCGTTCATATAACCATCCATATGTCCACCTGCTTCTGGTTGAATGGTCTTATCGGTTGTTTCTGCTTCTTCTGTTAGGTAAGGAACATCTTCTGTGATATAACTTTCTCGAAGAATATTTAATTTATCACGGAATTCGTCTACTGAATCGTAGTCAATACCTTCTGTGAGTGAAGCAAGTCTATCAACTTCAAGGTCAGTTAGACCTGTGGTTTCTTCTATAAATACTTCTCCACAAGCGGCTTCTTGAAGTTGTTTGCGAAGTGCAATGTTTTCTTCAAGAATCTCGTTGATTCCACCTTCAAGTTCTTCGTTGACTTCAACCATTTCACCCATGAGGTCGTACTTCTCATCTGGAACATCAATCCATGAGTTTTCAAAGAGACCTTTGAGTCCTAGAATGAAGTTCTCTGCAACATCGGTGCGAACACCGTTTTCAACTGCGAGTTCGTTTTCTTCCATCCATTGCTCTACAACATAACCAAGATAGTCGTCAAGTTTTTCAACGAGGTCTTTGGTCGTTTCTTCGATACTTTCTTCAAGAATTGATTGATATTGCTCAATAAGTTCTTCTTCAATCAAATCAACACGTTCATTGATTGCAGCTTCAAAGATTGTTGCGGCTTTATATTGAAATTCTTCTGATAGTTCTTCACCATCAAAAAGTGCATCCAATGTGCTTTCTAATCTTTCTTGTGGTGAACCCGGTGCTGATATACCACCAACTTCCTTTGGTCCTTTTGCTTTACCTGCAATTGAACCCTGGTTCTTACCAACTTTACCTTCTGTACCCTTATCTGTGTCAATCTTTGCATGACCACCTTCGGCATCTTGGTAGAGTTTTGGATCTTCTTCACTTTTTGTATCGAGCGTAGGGGTCTCTGCCTTCTTCCCACCTTCGAGTAATGTTCTAAGTTTATCTGACATAATTGAGTAACTCCTTGTTAATATAGTCTGTTTCTTTATTTATACTTTTAGAAAGTTTTACTTTTTATTTTTACCAGTTATCTTACGTATCGCCCACCTACCAATACCAAGAACAGCATCCCCAGCTTTATCAGCCGCCGATTGAATTAATGCATCTCTTACAGATTGAGCCGCAGAAGTACTCACTTTCTTTGCAGTATCCTTAATTGCGTCTGTGGTTTTATCACCCAAATGCTCTCTGCTCTTATCTTCAGCTTTTTTTGCTTTATCTTTTATTTTATCCTTTAATCCTTCTTCAATATATCCTTCAGGAAGAAGAATTGCTTTGGAATATTCTAATAAAGAGTTGTTAGTATCGGTCATTAATTTCTCCATTTGTATCATATTACGTATGTTTCTTATAGTTTAGATAAGAAATCTTTAAATGCAAAGATTGCCTGTTCTTCTAATTCTTTTGCTGATGCTTTTTCAATCATGACTTTATAATCATTAATGTGTTTTTCTACAATCATACCATTATCCCAAACCCATTCTTTACCTTCCATGATACCATTTACAAAGGCACCAGGAGCAGATGGGTCTGCAACAATATCGATTGCCGAAAGCATGAAGTCATCCTTTACATAGTTTGCACCATTTTTTTCTTCTAATGAACCCATACCGCGAGATGAAACACCCAACTGGGCGCCCTCTTTAACGAGGTTCTTTGCTATATTTCCCATAGGAGTATCAAGCAATTTCGCTTTACCTACTACATCATTTTCTTCTAAGTGTAAATCTTTGACCATATGTGAAACCCTATCAAGGTTTACGGTTGGTCCTTGTGGGTGGTTTAGTTCACCCATTGCACGATTGCGAGATACTAACTCTGTACTATATCGTTCTACTTCATTAGTCATAATACCAAGAGGATATATTCGACCATTGCGATTCTTTTGTTCTGCTTGCATGAAGACACCCTGAATGAAGTGATTTTGCTGACCTGTTTTCTTATCTTCTTCTACAAGATAGGTGATATCTTCTGTCATTTCGGTTATTAGTTTCATTATTTTTCATCCCCTACACGTTCTTCTTCTGATTGGTCATGGTGCCATTTTTGTTTAACTTTGGCTTTCAATTTATCAGTTAATTTTTCATATCGTGAAATTTTCATACCATAGATAAACTCTCTACGACCATCTCCTTCTGCACCTTCTCCAATTTCTTTCTTCCGAACCTTTCTTCGATTCCTCAAGTAGTCATCTGACTCGTCAGAATCACCATCGTTATCGATATCACTATCCTCAGAATCAACAGGATCCATACCTTCTCCATCATCTTCTATTTCAGTCGATGGAGCAAAAGTAATTTCATCTTCTGCCGATTTCTTCTTTTCTTTCTTTTCTTGAATACCATAAACAGCATCTACAACATCATCAGCGATAAAGTCGATTGCCTCGGAGACCTTTACATATAAAAGTTCTTCTGTTTCTTTCTTTGCGGCAGAGATGTTTCCGTTCATTAAATTTTCAATGATGTTTTCTGTATTCATGTTTCTTACCTTATTCTTCTTCGTTGAATTGTCTATTGCAGAAATCTAATACCTTATTGTAATCATCCTCTGAATTTTCGAGTAAAGAACGCATCTTTACCTGATTATCTTCTATAAGGGTGTCGTGTACTGCGACCAGATTACAGGCATCTTCTAATGTAATATGTATATCAGAACCATCTTTGGCATCAAACGAAACGCCATTTTGTTCAGAAAGTGCTTCTTGTAGTGTTGAAATAATGCTCATATTTAGTTTCCTTCCTCGGTTTCAAAGTTTTTATCGTCTAATAGACCACTTGAAACTTCGACATGTTTGTTTGCGATGACTTCACCGAGTCTATCACTGATTTCTGCGGTGAATGCGTTATTGAATTCTTCTTGGTCTTTGTTCAACAAAGACGCCATCATTGTATCCATATTATCGTTCATTATTATGCTCCTTGTTGTTGTGGGTCTTGTTCTTGCATCATTGGATCTTCCATTTCATCTGACCCCATTTCTGCATTTTCTTTTTCTATTTGTGCATCAATCTTTATGATTTCATCTTCAGATTGTTGTAAGATGTTCTTTCGTATCCAATCTATCGAATAATACTTACCAACATATTCATCCATTTGTGATAGAATATCTATTCGGTCTTTCATTATTTCAGATTGTTTTAGTTCTGCAAAGTATGAATCAGCAGTAAAATCGAAACGAATATCTGGTTCAATGAGTTTCCAATCATCTTCGGACATTACACCTTTAAGGATGAGTTGAACTCGAAGAAGATGTACAAACATTTCTGCAAAACGGTTTCGTAGTTTTTCGATAAACTTTTGGAATTTTACTTCATCTCTTGTGATTTCCGCTGAACGACCCATATTGAAGCCATTTTCTGCTTCCATTCGTGAGATTGGAATGTTCAAAGAACGATAAACTTTCTTGAGAAGATATTCAACATCTTCCATATCTCCAAGATTTTGTCCACCATCAAGTGTTGTAATCTCTGTTCCTCGTCCACCTTCTCGTCTAGGCATCCAGAAGTCTTCCAACATATGCATATGGTTTCTACCATCTTTGATTTCACCAGTGTTTGCATCATATGTTAGTTTATTTCTATATCGGTTCATAATATCACGAAGATATTGTTCTGCTTTATTCTTTGGAAGATTACCCACATCAACATAGAAAATTCTGCGTTCTGGGGCTCTTGATATCCTATAAATAACTACTGCATCTTCAATTTGACGAAGCATATTCACGGAACGGATTGCTTTTTGTAAATAGCCAACAACTCGTTTACTCGACATATCAATCACACCAGAATGTGCATAACAGATTGAGTCTGGTGCAATTTTGATACCACTTGAGGGTGTTGAGAATGTAGAGTTTTTATCCGTATCAGTATATACATAAAATTCTTCTACTGATTTGATAAATGGAACTTGATTTGGACCTCTTGGAGTCTGGTCTTTTTTGACCTTACGAATCTTTTTGATTTTGATGGGGTCGATTGCACGAAGTTCCTTAATACCTTTCTGGGGATTATCTTTATCTAATACAATGTGATAGTATATTTTACTATCGATGTACCATCTTCGGAATAAATCCACACCCTTAGTATGAAATTTCAACATTCTGAGAATACCATCATATTCTGTATGGATTTTCTTTTTTATGTTATCAGATAAATCTGTCTGTTCAAGATCAAGTTTTACTGGTTTTTGGTCTTTATCCATGATAATAGACTCGTTGACAATATCTTCAATTGCTTGGTCCACTTCAGGAAACATAGCAAGGTTTCTATATTTTTCAATTAGTTTATTTTCATCACGAATAGAACCAGAGAAGTCTACGAGTGTCCCGAAAACTCCCCCGGTTTCTAATGTATATGTACCGTCAAAGCTGTCTGGTGCTACGAACGATTCTTGTTTTTTTGATTCTAGCGGTTCAACTGGGTTTTCTTTCCCTATTGTCAAACCAAAAAGTTTCATTGGCATAATATATTCCTTATGATAATTGTTACCATATGTATAACAATTTAATCATTGTTTAGGAATCTGGAATACCATTCGTGTAAGTATCAGAGTCGTCCGTGCCAACATCACCGTCTGATGAGGCATCGCCAGAATTGTCATCACCCGAAGCGCAAGGCGTAAGGTAATCGTATGCAATAGTACAAGCAAATTCTGTTGCGGTATCAGCAGTATCGTAACTAAGATCAATTGCACCAACTTCAACAGGCCAACAGTTTGCCATACCAACACATGTGTGTGGCGCTCCTGTCATACTTAATTGTTTCACAGTGCAAGAAGTATACCACTGAGAACCACCACCCAATATGTTGGCCGTTCCTCCACCATAGGTTTGATCCGAAACGGGTACGTTATCGAAATGCTTGTTAAATGCGCGATGCCAATCAATTAAATCATGTCTCAATATATGGGTGGTATCGTCTATAACGGTGAAAGTCCATTCTGCATATGCTCTATCCCCAGGAAGCTTTGTTACTCGACCACGAAATGGAATTTGTAAAATTCCTAAAGTTTCTGCTGGAATTGAAGCGGCTTTTACTAAAATGTTGTTGAGGCTCCCGCTGCCAACCCCAGGGGGAAGTTGTATATCTACTTCAAATCTGTTTGGTCGTGTACCACCATCAAATTGTGTTTTGAAGGTTTCTATATCCATCTTTGCCATTGTAATTTACTCCTTTTTAATTTCTTAGAATTAACCTAAGATATCTTCTGTATTTTTATTAGTGAATGTTAATCGAATGTAGTTAATAGATTTAGATGGTTTGACATAAACATCAGCAACAAATTGATTTGCATCTATAACAGAACCAGGATTATTAGATTCGTCACATACGACTTTAAATCCGTATAATCCTCGTCTTGCTTGTACTCTTCGTAGTACAGGAACAACTGCATTTACAAACGATGATCGAGTTTCAGCATCATTAAACTCAAAGAGTTTCGTCCGTGCAGCTGCACCAATTGTCTTTTTCAGATAGATGAACAATCTCGAAACATTAATTCTACTTAAAGTACTTGTATCGGGTGCGCCAGTTTTGTCTCCAAACAACACAGTTCCTTCTCCTGGAAAAGTTACAACAGGATTAACCCCATTATCATACATTGAATCCATTTCTGAATTCGTGGGATTTTCTACCAAACTTATTACATCAAGAATTTGACCTCTAGAAAATCCTGCGGGGGACCACCAAGGGTCTTTAAGTTTATCGGAACGTGCAATACATCCTGCGGCATCTGCGGCACAATCCGTTACAACATAATCATCTGATGAATCATCATCAGACAATGTTCTAAAAATATTCAAATGTCGTTTCTTACCAAATACACTAAAACCATATTCATCATTCATTCCATCGTACATATCAGCTGCAGTAATTTCTCCAGTTGCACCCAAAACGGTAATACAATCTTCTCTTGTACTACAAACAGTTGCAATATTAGAACCATGGTCACCTGTCGTAGCTCCAAATACAATATCGAGTGGAATTTGCTTATCTTGTAATGCAGAAATTGGTGTTCGACCACTTTCTGAACCAGTGCCACCCACAATCAATACACCACCATATTGGAGGTAGTTATGTGCAGCCCACCATTCGTTTGCCCAATTACCCTGTGGGCCTTGTGGCCAGCGAGCATATGTTCCACCAGCGAACGTGCTTCCACTTAATCCAGCATGTGTAAATGGGAATCCAGTATCCTCGCTCCCTGTTATACCTACAGGGTCGATTGATTTTAATCTACCAATCCAATCTACTACACTTTCAGATATCATTATACCACTTTTTCGTTCCGCAGTATATCCCACCGTTTGGATGAGATTATAAAATGATGGCATTCCTGCCCGTAATGAAGCTCCAGATTCTGTTCCTGGAACGAAAAAACTCTCGTCATTAATTATAACTGTTACATTTGGTCTTGCCATTTGAATCTCCTTGAAGATATTTGCTTATTTATTTTCAAACAATACTATTTGTATTCTTGATATTTATACTTTTCTGGTTTTCTACATTGAAAACCATCTATCTTCACCATCCCATTCACCTTCCTCTG